CAGCAGGAATTTCTTCATCGTCCGGATCATTCGGGTTATTATAAGTAGGATCTGATCTATATTTTGGTCCTCCCCGACCGTCTGAATCCGCATCTCCCTTTCTCAAACGCCCGGCTGAGTCATAGTGTTTACCCTTAGGAGCTTCTTTGGCCTCTAAAATTTGTTTTACAAGATCGTCAAACTTCATAACAATATTTATACTAACAATGATAATTTAAATAGCGTTGTAGTGCCTTTGCGTAATGTGTACCTTTATCTTTAAGTTTACTCTTCGCTCCTCTTACTTTACTACAAGATAGTTTACCTAATCTCTTTTTTAAGATACCAGGTTTAACAGGCTTATGCACATCTTCAGCGTTTTCACTCTTTTTCTTTTTCTTCTTCCAGTTAACACGCTTTGGTCCCTTCTTCTTGTACATCTTACCCTTAATACTCTTGCAAGCTGCTTTAGTTGGTCTGCAAGCCGGGTAACTACCACCAGACTTTTTAGACTTACGACCACAAGGACCACCAGTCTTACAATTTACCCACCCTTTAAACTTTTTACCTGTCTTAGGATCAGTTCCACCCCTCTTAAACCACTGTCGTAAAGAGTCACTAGCTTCGAGAACCTCTTTTTGCGACATACTCATTTCTTTTTCCAGATTTTTCCTTGTCTACATCTTACAATTGCCCCAGATTTGTAAGCAGAAG